TCTAATGAAGAAAGCACCTAGGAATATTCCTGTATCTAGATTGCTATGGTTTAGTGTAGGTAAAAAAGTTTATACTGTTAATAACTTAATAGATAATAATAACTTTAGAATAGTTATGTTTGAAAGAGTTAAGTTTAATAGTCTTAAACTATTACTTAATGAAGATAAAATAAAAGCCAAATGGGCTTTAAAGTTTTTAAATTAGTATGATAACTTTTAATTATGGGCTTGGTATGTTTGTATATAACATATCAGCCCTTATTGTGATTGCCCTTATAACCTACAAAGTTTTATATTATGTTACTAAAAAGAAAAGAAAGAAAGAACACCTTGAAAGATTACTTAAAAGAAAACCATGGAAAGAAGATAATAAGTAAAGTTATTAAATTACCTAGGGTATATACTAACCCCCCCTGCAACGACAGGGAATCATATCACAGATTGGGTCAAAATTCAATGCGTCAAGTTGACCAAAGAAAAAAAATATGTTATCTATGTGATTCCAAAGCAGATATAATAATCAATAAAAAATATTACTGTGCAACGCATGGTATAAAATTACAGAGGTAATATGGAGAAATCAGTTACTGAGGCGAAGACGAGATCGCCAGAAGAAAAAATATGGATAGGTATAATCCAACAAGCATTTGAAGATGCCTTTGAATTGGGCATGGGTCATAACTTATCTATTGCAGAAATACAACAAGCTAGAAATTGGTTTTATACTAAAGCATGTTCAGACGCATGCGATCATGTAGGTACAACCAGAGATCATATACAAAAATTGTATAATAGAATATCAGTAAGATATAAAGCAGGTCTAATAACTAAAGATGAGATACGATTTGCTATAAGAAGATTGGAGTTAAAGATATGAAGTTAAAAGAAATAGAAGCTAAGATAGGCGGACTATCTAATACAAGTAAAATGCCTGCATACTCGTGGGGCATATCAGCTAAAGATTGTAAGACAGGAAGTAAGTTAGCATTAATAGATGGCACAATTTGTAATAAGTGCTATGCTAACAAAGGTTGTTATGTATTTAAAGTTGTACAAGATGCACACAAGTTTAGACTAAAAGCAGTAGAGCTAAACGAATGGGTAGATTATATGATACAGCTCATTACAATAAAGTATAAAAAGCTAGATAAATCAAGGCTTTACCACAGATGGTTTGATTCTGGGGATATACAATCTTATTCTCATTTGATGAAGATATTTGAGGTGTGTGAGAATACACCACACATTAAACATTGGATAGCTACTAGAGAATATTCTATTGTAGATAAGGTAGATGAGAAAGATGTACCAAAGAATTTATGTTTGCGTGTATCAGCTATTAAAGTTGATGGTGCTATACCTAAGTTCTGGAAGTGGACATCTGGTGTGCATAAAGATAAACGACACAAAGGTAGAGAGTGTCCTGCATACAAACAGAATAATGAGTGTGGTAGTTGCCGTGCTTGTTGGAGTCGATCAATTAAACAAATAAGCTATAAGGAACACTAATGATACTTGATGATAAATATATAACAAAAGATATGCTAACTAAAGATAGTTACAAGGGTAACTACTATGCAAATAAAAATGCAGTGATGTATGATTTACAGAATGGGAAACAAAATGTAGTTTGTTTCTGTGATAACATTTATACGGCACAAGGTATTGTTGAAGGTTTAAATTTGTTAGATAAATTAGAAGCAGATGGAGTAGAGTTAAAAAAATGACACAAAATAAAATAGCAAAGATACTAATACAAACAATCATAAAAGAATTAGGTGGTAAACTAAATGGACAAGGTCAATACCTTGATGGTATGGGTACACAGTTTTCATTTGATTTAAATGGCAAGTCTTTTTCAGTTGACCTATGGGATGAAGATGTGGTAAAAGAATTTAATAAATGATAATACGGAGTAAAAAAAATATGAAACAATATACATTCATACGAACTGGTGGAGATAAAAAACATATCGAAGCTATGAGTTTAAAGAAGGCCATAAAGAAATATGATGGCAAACCAATGGATCATGACAACAATGCTTTGATCATTTGGACAAGTAAAAAGGGTAACATAAGTAATAAATTAATTCAACTACCATATGTATCTAGAAAAGAAAGAAAAGGTAAACTGTGAAAACTATATACGGATATCAGATAAGACAAATACTAGAGAATCATTACGAATGGTGTAATAAAAATGGTAGAGATACATCATGGTATGGTAAATATAAACGAGCAAGTACAAGGAAAAAACCTGATATTAAGTTTGTGCCAGTGCTACCAATTTTTAGAGGAAGTTAATGTTCGTGTGGAAACATCCTAAATATTACAAAGAGTTAAAAAAAAATTTGACAAAAGAAAACTTTTCTGATAAGGGGGAAGAAGATGAAAAAATACAAAGTAAGATTAACAGGACTAGGGATAGAAGCGGTAGCGATAATACCATTCGAGGAAGAACCAACCATAGAAAAAATAGAGAATAACGTAGCGTACTATCTAAATCATAACCTAATGAAAGTAGAACCTAACGAATTTGTTGGTTCAGATAGGTACTTAATAACATACGAGGAAGTGCAGGTTGAATTATAGACAGCAACTAGAAGTTATCAAAGGTTTAAGCATACCATCCGAAACTCAAACGAGAATGGATTGTCCATTCTGTAATGGAAGAAACACACTGTCTATAGATACAACTGAAAATAAAATAGGGTGGTACTGCTTTCACGCATCATGTAGTGCAAAAGGTAAACAAGAGGGGGAAAAGAATATGCAATACGTTCAAAGAGTATTCCATGGTAACAAAGCGTTACACATAGAAGATATAGAATTTAAAATACCAGATAGTTTTCAATCAATATATTCAAATGAAAAGGCCATGCGTTGGTTATCTAATAACAATTGCTGGGAGTCTTGGTCTTGGGGTCGAGCAGATTTTAAGTATGATGTAAAACAAAATAGAGTTGTGTTCTTAGTTAAGAATAGAATATCACACAAGATAGTTGGTGCAGTAGGTAGAGCATTGACTAAACAAGATTTTCCTAAATGGTTTATGTATGGTAACAAAGATGTACCATTTAAATGTGGTGATTGTAATGATGCAGTAATAGTTGAAGATTGCCCTTCGGCTTGTGCAGTATCTAATATCTTAACTGGTATTGCAATCATGGGTACTAAATTAAAAGCAGTACAAAAGTCACACTTGAAACCATATAAAAATTTGTACATATGTTTAGACAGAGATGCTACAACAAAAGCGTATGACATGGCAAAAGATTTAAGATCATCTGGATTTGATAATATAATTGTTAAACCTTTAGAGGATGACTTAAAATATTATAACACAGAACAAGTAAGGGAGATTTTTTATGGACAAAAAAATGAAACAAGAAGTTCTTGATAGTTGGATTTCTTGGAAGCATGATATAAAAGATATGAATAGATCCGAGTGGAATCAAAGAGATCAATCAATAATGGATGCAATTGAATTAATTTTAAGAAAGGAATTAGATGATAGAAAAACAGATGATTAGGCTTATGCTTAATAAAAAATTTTACACTAGATACAAGGGTGTACTATCACCTAGTGTATTCTCTGGTGACATAAGTTCTTTGTATGATACGATACAAAAAGCACATGATAAGTACGAAGAGGATATAAAAGTTGATGAGTTATATTCTTTGCATACTGCGATATTTAATCCTGCATTAACTCGTGCTGCGAAAGAAAAATTTAGTGAGTTAGTAGAAGACATCAAAGAAGTACAAGAGCCTAGCAAAGAGATAGCAAAAGATATTATGCGTATCTTATCTGATAGAGATCTTGCACAAAGGATAGCAGTTGAAGCTACAGAAATATTTAATGGTAAAGAGGCCAACTTTACAGAGATAACTAGCATGATAGATAAACATAAGACTAGTGTTAGTGAAGATAAAAATCCTGCAGTTACAAATAACATTGAAGAAGTTATGGATTTGTTAGACGTAACTACTAAATGGAAATTTAATATACCTGTACTAAAAGAAAACGTAGGGGGTATTGGTGGTGGTAATCTTATGATTGCATTTGCTAGACCTGAAACAGGTAAGACAGCTTTCTGGGTTAGCTTATGTGCAGGGCCAGATGGTTTCTGTTCTCAGGGTGCAAAGGTTCATGCATTTATAAATGAAGAGCCTGCAATCAGAACACAGATCAGAGCAATATCCTGTTTTACTGGTATGAATAGAGAAGAGATAGTAGCTGACAAACAACAAGCACAGCAATACTGGAGTGACATAAAAGATAATATATTTATGTTTGATACAGTTGATTGGTCTATTGAAGACATAGATGCACACTGTGAAAAAAATAAACCTGACATAATTGTAATAGATCAATTAGATAAAATAAATGTTAGTGGTACATATGCTAGAACAGATGAGAAGTTAAGACAGATTTATACTAGTGTAAGGGAGATAGCTAAACGTAGAAACTGTGCAGTGATTGCAATATCTCAAGCATCTGCTGATGCACACAATAGAAATAGTATTTCATTTGACCAAATGGAAAACTCTAAAACT